ATCTCAGCCGGTAGAGGCGGTTGATAGATTCGTAATGGAACTTTCTCTGTTACCGTTACTATCTGTGGTTCCGGTTGGATTATCTGTTGTTCCTTCGGACCCCATGACAGCCTTGGCATCAGGTTGCATCCCGTCAGCAGGAGGGGTATTATCAATATCCATAAGTTCTTTTGTATCATCTTCTAGCATCCTAAACACTTTTTCAGTTCCATTATTAATCCGTGTCTCGATCATGCCCGGTTTAGCACGAGCAAGGCGGGTCAAGTTGTGGTCCTTAAAGACCTTCATATAATTTGATTTCTCTTTTGCCAACTCGTTATTTGCTAAGGTAAGCTTGTTCATTGCTTCACCTTGTTTCTTGGCGTTTTCTTCTGCTGCTTTAAGCGATGCTTGCGCAGTATTGACAGCAAGTTCTAACTGAACTTGGTTCTCTTTGAGAGTCTTATTGTTGGCTTCTAGTTGTGCATTTGCTGCTTTCAAATTAGAGACAGTAACTTGGTGATATGCATAACCCCCACCAAGAACACTTATTATCGCAAAAATCATTATCAATTTAAAGTACATATTATTCTACTCGTTTTTTAGATCCTATGCTATACTTAGTGATCAACTCCCATTCAGAGCGCTCACCGTAGGGAAGAATCTTTATCTGAGAAAGTGGAGATAATGGTTGCTCAGACATTACTGGGTTCACAATTTCAATCAAACCCCATTCTGATAACAATCGAGCAATAGAATTTCTTCTGCCTTTATCGGTGTCTTCAAAGTTTGTAGGCTTACCATCTAGTGCGAAAAGCTCTTTGAAGTGTACAATATAATATTTACCTCTTTTATGAAGAATATGACAAGACTGATAAAGCTTCTTGTCTTTCCTAGAAGCAACACCAATTCTCTGTAAAGTTTCTCTAACTTTTAAAAAATCATCCGGATTTTTGAGGCGGACCTCCAACAATGTATCTACGTTCACATCCATTATAGTAATAACTCCCCATGACGGTCATCCGCCTTTATCTGCTCTTTTTCTTATTTCTTTTAATTGTTCTTCACTCAGAACATTAAGCGCCTCTTTTGCTTTAGATTTGCTGTAACCAAACATTTCAGATATCAGCAATATATCATTCGAGATTTCTTCTTTATACCACTTACTAAATCTCTTACGAGGTCTTATACTATTTAGCAAATATAAGAATTGAGCTTTCTTGGGGAGAGCATGATATTGATTCATTTCGTTTGCGTAGAATATCGAATCGGGGAAATAAGATAATCCACGGTTAGTCAGAAATGGCTCATAAGCTTTCTCCGCCAATTCATCATTAGCGGAGTCGAGCATAAGATTCTCTTTAGTCGAGTTTATAGCGTTCAGATAATCAAACGGTTTCATTTTACAGTGATGTGCTCATAATATTTTGCCTCAAGGAGTTCACGGTTCTTCAGGTGCTGCCCTTCGATGTCATCTTTTGACTGACCATAATACTCCACTGCGAGATGTTTGTCTATCATTAATTGATTAACAGAACACTGTCGGTCTGTTTCAGGATCATACACAACGAACTCACCGAGAATACGACCAAACTTACCTTTCGCATCTTTGTGTGTTTTAAGTGTTCCTACTTTACCCAACATTATTTTTAAAAATTCCTTAGCCGCAAGTCCAAATTGCTTTTCCGTTGTATCACGAGTACGGGACTCAGGAGTATCAATACCATACAGGCGAATGCGCTGGTCACTGAGAATAACATCAAAACCAAGATCAATGTCAACGTCCACTGTATCGCCATCCACCACTTTTTTAATCTTACACCTATATTCATACATATTATTTTCCTTGATTAAAATCTAAAATTGTTTGTCTTCCGCCTTTAGTTACCGCATCCCACTCTTCCGGAGTAACATCATCTATACTATGATGCCCAGGCGCAGGGGAAATGTACCCTTGACCGGTAGCGTTGGGGACCTGATGCTCTTCATCGTGTACATACAATTGAATCAGTGTATAATGCAAAACTTTCATTAAGTCTTTTCGCCATTCGGTAGGCGTCTCACCTTTCTTTCCGTATCGTTTCAGATACTTCTTAGCATTGCCGATACAAAATCCCGTACCGTGACCATCATCAATAATGTCCTCGGTCGCTTGAATTTTACCTCCAGCATAATGTTGATCATAGGTAGAGTTTATATAATCAGTAAACTCTTCGATTAGATTGTTTTCGTTGAACTTATAGTTCGGCGTAATATCACATGGTTTCATAATATAATTCCTATTGCCATCTGTAGAATTTATGTTGACCGATTTGACCGATGGATTGCATTCCTCTATCATTTACCCAGTTGGGCGTTACATATGTTGCGTGATAGTGTGTTGATCCTTCTGTTATACCACGAAACTCCTCATTTGTCAAGGATTTTTTGGCTAAAGTTTTTGCTTTTAACCAAGCGTGTTCTTCAAAAGGTTCATCATCTAACCCATCGCAATACCAACTAAACTGACAAGCATTTTTAATTGGTACGGTGTTACCTTTCCAATTTACTCGGGTCTTAGCCTGCTTGACCACATCACAAACTGAGTTCGGAAAACGCCCACTCTCAATACGATTTAATACCACATCTGCAACTGCAATCTGTCCCGCAAAATTATCAGATCTTGCTTCGTGGTATATGTTGAGCGCTAGGCATTCAATATCGTCAATATTAATTTCTGGTTGATTTTGTACTGTAAAGATTTCTCTTTCGAATACGCTAGGCGCTTCAATCTCATGTTCTTCAACCTTAACCTCTGGCTCAACAACAGGCTCTTGTATATCATCATTAAGATGCCACAGCGTACTTACCGCAATTACTATCCATAATCCTAAAGGTATTACCCACATCATAGGACCAAGATATTTTTTCATTTGAAAGCATCCTCCGACTTGCGAACATTTCCAAATCTATCGATAAAAATTACTTTACCATCTTTTGTATATCTAATTTCTCGACACCGAAGCGCACGAGTTATTTCTTCTTGAATTGACACAACGCCACTATAATTACCCCATAAATATGAGCCATACATACATGCTAAAGTTAACAAAGTTTGATACAAAGGATCCATTGGTACCTCCTATTTAAACTCGCAATCATGCATAACTTCTGTTAAGAAGGATACTGTATTTATCTCCTGATCGGAAACAAAAGCTGCCTGATATTGATATCTTCCTAAATGAATAATCATTTGTGGAATTGATGTGGGTTCTAATATAGAGTTCATAGCGTCAAAAATTTGTCTAAACAAAGAAGCAGGATCTTTATCTAGATTTTCTGCTACCCACTTTCTCATTGCAGTGAAGTTTTTATCTTTCATCAAAGATACTAATGTGTCCAGCGATACATTTTCTACAACAGATAAGATACCGGTATCGATCTTTCCTGTAGCAGAATATCTCTGAAGTTCGTTTAGCGTTCTTCTGAAATCGGGAAAATATTTGAGAATAAATTTAACTAGAACTTTGTCTTCAGCCTCAACGCCTTCATTCTTTAGAATTTCCTTGACTCGGATAAAGAACTTTGATGCCAATTCTTTATCAGATTTGTTGATATCAAAATTGATTACTGAGCATCTACTATGAATAGGCTCAATAATTCGATTGATAAAATTACAAGTCAAAATAAATCCACAGTTCTGCGAAAACTCTTCGATAAAGTTTCGAAGCGCAGGCTGTGTTGATTGTGGATTTAAATAGTCAGCTTCATCTAGAATGACGTATTTACGACCACCTTTGATTGAGGTAGTGGAAGCAAAAGATTGAATCTCGTTCCTCAAAGTGTCAATGTTTCTGTCAAGAGATCCATTGATAACTAGATAGGAACAACCAAGATCTTCTAACATTGCTTTTGCAGCAGAAGTTTTACCTACACCAGCCCGACCAGAAAGAATCATATTGGGCACTTTTTCTGAGCGAACAAACTCAGAAAAAGTACTCTTTAATTCTTCCGGAAGAATGATGTCACTGACAGTTTTAGGTCGATATTTCTCGACCCACAAAACATTTTCTAACATTACTCACTCCAATCATTCTGAATATGTTGAACCCGTTTCCATTGCAATCCAATATTGAATGTCGAATCCAGTTGACATTTTATCAGAATTTTTGAAGTGTGTCAACTCACCCATTGTGATACTCACATCATAGGTGTTTGGGATGATCTTAAAACTATCATACGAAAATACACTAACAAATTCCGCAGTAGTTTCTCCGACATCAATCCAATAAACATCCGAATCTGGGTTGCGAACGTCCAGTGCTGCAATGGAAATCTTATCACGGTTGCCACGAAAGACAATGTTGGGAAGACCCAGCACACCACCAAGACGGTAGACTTTTTCAAGCACCTTTGCTGGCAAAGTAAAAGATACTTCAGGTGACCCTACTTCAATTTCTTGATCCGGAGATACTATCAATGCGGGGTCAGACATTCTGTACCTACACCCGTTATCGGAAGACCCCAATTCTAAAGATTGATTTTCGATATTGATATTGATATCTGGATTGTCCAGTGCTGACATAACTCCTAGAAATTTATTTAAATCGTAGATACCGAAGTTTTCAGAGAACAAATCTTCAACCTTAGCTTCAGCTAAAATGTTTTGAGCTTTCGACATTGTTTTGAGAACATTGCCTTGGCGAAACAAAATGCCCGGATTGATTGTAGAAAAGTTTTTTAGTACCGCTAACGTGTTTTCACTTAATTTCATATCCATAACTATCCTTGGTAGTAAACGTTAATGATATCACAAAATTTTATATTAGTCAAGCCACACTCTCTTCGGCTGAACTTTCTTCCGCCGCAGGACTTTCTGCAATTGCTTCATCAGGATTTACTTCTTCAAAAGTTTCCATGAGCCTAGCGGTCATAAATTCTTTTGATGCAGACAGTTGATCCAAATCAAATTGAAACTTCTGAATTTTTGTGTTGATATCTTGAACTTGAGCAACAAGATACTTTTGAGTATCGTTCAACTGCTCTTCAGTATATTCAACGCCGTTTACTGTAATCATAATCCACTCCTTAAGGTTTGTAGTAAACAAATATAGGTTCATACTTATGAATAGAACCATTTATCACGCAACTATTTTTAAAAGTTGCTTGCTCGTCGGAAACTCTGTTTCCTCCAGGCATCTTTGCGAGAGCCATCTTCAAGAATCCTTTATATTCCATCCCAAGCTCTTCCAAAATTTCTTTGCTGTCATCTTCTAATGGCAGCATATCTTTACCGAGTTTTATGTCAGCAATGTTCCACAGAAGATATCGATCATTTCTTAGATACTCTACTGCAGTCTTTAGTGTCTGTCTCAGAAATCCGTCTTTCCAAACTTCATACGTATCAAACTTTTTATACGATTGTTCGTCGTCTTCCGAATATGCTTCTTTAGAAAAATATGGGGGTGATGTAAATACCATGTCCAATTTTCCACGATACTTTTGAAAGTTCTCGTCTTCACCTATGACTTCCGATCCCAACTGATAGATATCGAAAGTGTTTGACTTTTTGAATAGCGTTCCCTCGTTTTTAGTCTGATTGTAGAAATCAGCTAAGTGTTCGTATTTAGTAGTTTTTTTACCATCAACGTATATTGTATGATCGGTGTTCGGATCTGTTCCAATGTAATGGATTTTGTTAGGTGATCTTACAGCCATAGCACCTAGTATTCTTCCACCCCATCCGCTTGACGGATCGTAGAGGTTAATAGTATCTTGATCAGTAATATGCTTTGTATATTTCTCATACAAATACTTAGCGGTCATCGGAGGAAAGTTGACAGCATATTGACACCAAGAAATTCTAAATGCTTTCAATCCAATCGGGAAAAGTTTTTGACCTTTCTTATAGATTCGAATCTGATAAATAAATCCCTCTCGATCTTCTCCAACATTCTTTTTACATGTTTCGGGAATATTATAGCAGGAAAGTTCCTCCTTTGTCAAGCAAAGAAATTGAGTTTTTCTTAGATCATCCTTGAAGCCTGTATACTCAGTATCTTTCTTATGGTCAATCCAATAATCATGCGTATCATATACCCTTGCTTTATTTTCAAACCATTCAATGAAGCTTTTTGCATCGGTTACCGTGTGGTTCAAACTTCCTATAGTAATCGTTTCTCCAACTTTTACTGTCAGAGAATATGAATAAAAAGAATCACGCTTGAAATGTCGGCGAGCATATTTAAGAGTTTTCTCTAACAGTTCATCATTTTTAAAATGATCGTATATGGAAAGCCCATCATCATTAGCGTTGTAATTGATTCGAGTTTTCATCATAGTGGGGAACCATTGATTAGCCGCATTCCCTAAGTTAGATGAGTTTTTTATGACATCAGATTCTCCGGTGCTATCATCAATTTTTTCAAATTCATGAACAGAATATCCATACATTTTTTTAAACTGATCTTTTATATCTTGTTCATCGTAGCCCACTCTTGGTGGAAATCCCAATTCATCCCAAGCATATACAACCGCTTTGCGCAACTCAACAAACCAATTAACAAACTCTTCGTCAGTCATACACATAACTTCTTCAAAAGTTTTGTTTGTTGGATGCTCCATTAGCCAATCGTTTTTTTCATAAAATACTTTCATCATACTTGTTCCAACTCTACATTACTATCAAGTAAAAACTGCTTACCAGATCCTACATTTGAATCGTAATCATTTGCATAGTAAACTGCAGAAATACCACTCTGGTGTATTAATTTAGCACAATTAATACAAGGCATATGGGTAGTAAACATCACACCACCCTTACAAGATTCAGAACTCTGTGCCACTTTCGCTATAGCATTTGTCTCTGCATGCAACACTTCATCTTTTGTGATCTTCCTACAATACACGTCGTAGTCAGAAGGATTCATCCAATCTTCAATTGTTTTTGGATCGTAATACTCACATTCGTTATCCCAACCGGATGGCATACCATTGTAACCAATAGAAATAATGCGATCATCTTTTACAATAATCGTACCAACTTGCGCTCGTGTGGCATAACTAAGTTCGGCAAATGTTTTTGCCGTTTTCATATATGCTTTCTTATATTTACTTTTCATCTAGATACTCCCAACGAATATCGTATTGTAACACAAAAGTATTTAAAAAGCAACATTCCAATATAAAATATTTTTTGGTTTGTCATGTGTTTCATAATAATCAAGCATAGGTTGCCATCCTTTTGCGTCATACGTAGGTGCAGACGGAAAAGGTGGTATTTCGTGCTTCTTGACTGGGCGGTCAAACTTATATGGAGAAATGTGATGGATTGCTCGACCAATCTCTCTTTCTTTCATAGAGTGTCCAACTTGAACTACATGAATTTCTGATTCGGGAAACGCTAACTGAAGCCCTCTATTGAGAGTTCCTGAAGAACCTACTGACCATATAGCATCCGGTACAATAGGAAGTTCTCTAGCAACTTTAATAATAGATGCTAATACAGTTTCGTGCTCTAATCCAAGGGGAAGAACTCGGCGAGTGGATGAGTCCTCTTCTACATACTTACGTGCTTTCGATTGCGTCACATTGAGCATACCCATTTTGACCCAGTGATATTCTGCGCCGAGTTCTAACCCCCTCTTTTGGTAGTCATGGAGTTTATCCATACTACGCTCTGCCATAAACAGCACGGCTTTCTTTCCGTACCTTTCGCACACGACCGGCAGACTAATCTGTGCGTAACCTGTTGCGGGGCAAGACCCAAACACCCATTCTTTGACATTTCTGTTTTCTTCTGCGTGACCTATAAAGTAATCAATGAAACGAATCTTGCTACCATAACTTAGCAAATCGTCACGCACTACAGATACCCCATCGTATTCTTCAATAACGGGTGTGGGGTTTGGGTCTTGCCAACCAGCAATCAACTGTAAATAATCTTCAGCCAATAAGTTTGTCATATAAAAATTTCTCAGTAACAATATCAACAACTAAATGAATTCTATCTTCATCACCAAAGTTTACTGCTTTGTGTGGCTTCCTCGTGTCAAGAAACCAACACTCACCGACATCCATTTTGACATTATGTTCTACTCCGTCAGTATCCCACGACGTGAATAAAACTTTATCGTTTGTCACAATAGGAAAATGCAATCTTGATAATTTACCAATAGAACCTCCAGAATCGGGATCTACTTGATCAGTATGTCTACTCAACTCCCCCGTCTTAGGCTTTAATAGCATTAATCTAACACGATGTACATCATCCCCGTAAGGAGCAATCAACTCTCTAACCTCCGGAAACAAGTCATATAATACACTATCTTGTAGGTAAAAGTCAAGTGTTTCGTGATCTTTTTTCCACGCAGCATTCATTTCGCTAGGCTTAGTAATAAATGAAGGGTCTGCTGTGTAGCCTCTGAGAGACAAAGCAGACCAAGACTTTCCTTTATTGTAATTGCTATAGTGATTAGTAAATTCAGGCAAATCCTCAATCTTGCTACGAATGGATTCAATCAAATCTAATCTGACATCATCTACCTTTTTAATTGCCACAAACTCTACCGGATCTACTATAGGAAATTCCCGATCTTCTCCTCTATAAAAGATTTTATAAATTTCTCCATAAGAAGTAATCTTAGGTCCAACCTCACAAAATCCGCAAGTTTTGGCTAATGATGTATGTTTGCTATTTTCTGCCCACACATAAAGCCAACAATTGTTGTCACTATAGTCATCTATAGCATGCGCTAACGTTTGCAGATTTCCAGACAGTTTTGATATTGTGACATCGCCAACTTCCTTTTTTCCGATTACAATATCGCCATATAATTTGATCTTTGAACTTGCTTTCGATGTAGTGATTTCTAATCGAGCATCATCCAAAAGTATCAAGGTGTTTTTGTGTAATGATTCGGCAATATTATTTTTCTTATACTTAGCGAATGGTGACAAAGTATATTGATTATAATCTGAAAATTTCTTCTCAAGATCTTTTAAATATTCTAAATCATATCCGTGTTGCCAGTCTTTCATTGTTCTACCATCTTAGAAAAGTTATTGTGTTTCTCAAACTTGATAACATCAGCAAACTTGTCTTGTAAGATATCGCCTTTATGGCTGATAACAAACAAATTAGTTGCTTCCAACATATTCAAGAGTTTCATTAAGTCTTCTGTACCGTTATTGTCTAGTGACGAATCAAAGACTTCATCTAGAATCAGAATGTTAGTGCTAGTTGAATTCTTTAGTTTTGCAATCGTTCTCCAAGTTAGCATCAACGCCATATCGATTCGTTGTTTCTCACCTTCGGAGAATGAAGCATACGAAAAGTCATCACGATGTCTGGACTTAATTGTTTCCTTGAACGACTCGTCTAGGTTGAAATTCACGAAGAAATCCATAGACGCAAGATACTTATTCACCAACTTGTTAATAATAGGAATATACTGCTTGATAATCCTAGTCTTGATACCAGTATCTTTGAGTAAGTGTGCAGCAATCTCTTGGTTGTGTTTCTCTTCGAGCATTACTTTCACACGCTCTTCGTTCTCAGCAAGTTCTTGTTCCAACTCTTTGAGTTTATCTTGCTGTTCATTGATATTAGTCTTCGACAACGATGATCTAGAAACTTCTTCCTCCAATGAGCCAATGTATTTTGTAGATGCGTTGTTTTCATTCTCTAGCGATGATATACGAATCTTCAGTTTGTTCATTCGTTCCATAGCCTCGTGAATAACTTCCATCTTACTTTTCATTGCGGCGTGTTTGAGTTTGAGTTCACGCAATCCATCATCAACTTTAGATTTCTTATCAGATCGTTCGGTAAGAATATCGTTCTTGAAGTGTTCTTCGATACCCTGCTTACAAGTAGGGCATTCATCATTGTCTTCATAGAAAGAGATGTCACTATCAATTTTTTTCTTAGTTCGTTTGAGGTCTTTTTGTACGTCTTCTAGTTTCTTGATTTTATCTGAGATAGATGCTGCTTCTCGGACTTCATCTGCCACACCATCATGCTTTTTCTGTAAACACTTGAGTTCTTCTAGTCGAGAATCAATCTGTTCTTGTTCGTTAGTAATCTGTTCTCGTAAGTTATTGACTTTCTCTTTGTTATCCTTTTTGATATCATCAATATACTGGCGATGTACCTCTATTCGTTCTTCTATAGAATCAGATTTGTACTTGACATTTGTAAGTTCATTCTTTAGTTTCTGATATCGTTCTTTGAGTAGTGAGTTCATCGTAGAGAAGATACGAATATCCAGTAAGTCTTCAATGATAGAACGACGGTCAGACGCAGACAGTTGCATAAACGGAGTGAACGATGCGCTACCCAGAATTACAATCTGCGTAAATGATTTATAATTAAGTTTTAGAATTACTTTCTCAAAAGTATCTTGATAATCCCTAACCGCAGCATCTTGATTGAGCATCTTACCGTTACAATAAATCTCAAAGATGTTTGGTTTCATACCACGCACAACACGGTAGGATTTGTTTCCCGTATCAAACTCAATCTCAACTGTCGCATTCTTTTGATTGATACTGTTAAGTAATTGTGGTTTGTTAATGTTACGAAAAGGCTTGCCAAACAACCCGAAACACAACGCATCAAGCATTGTAGATTTACCAGAACCGTTTGCACCAAGAATCAAAGTGGATATTTCTTTATCCAAATCAATCTTAGTAAAATAGTTTCCAGACGATAAAAAGTTTTTATACTTCAAAGTTCTGAATATAATCACTAAACAGTCTCCTGCGACAGAGCCTCGACATAAAGTTCACGCATCAGTGTCTTGACTGGTTCTGCCTCATTTATGTTTTGTTGGTCTACGTAATTAGATAGAATCGTCAGCGTGTCTTCTGCTTGGTCTATCAGTTCCGAATCAATATTTTCTATAACGTCATCTGTGAAATCTTCAATGACAGATATATTTGCCGGATTAACATTATACAACTCATCAAGCAATTTGTCAAATAAATATGGGCTTTGTTTGTTGAGTACCACAATCTTGACATAAGCGTCAGAG